GTCAAGCTTAATATATCTGCTAACTCTATCTATTCCGGCGACTACGTCGTTATCTGCACTTTCCCAGAAGATACCACAATCTTCATACTGTCCGGCTATCGACATATCAGACGCCATACCACCTCTTTTGTGGAATATAGAGGGGTCGGCTAACCATCGAGATACGGTGTCATTACCAACTATTTGCCAAATCTTTTCAGCGTGATAATCAATCCATTGGTCGGATTCATAATGTGTATTATATAAGTATGCAACCCCTTTTTCATCAACTGCGAAAAATAATACTGCCGTAGGATTTCTATGTCCGTGGTCAAGAACTACATATCTATTCCACCATTTAGGAATAGGGAACGGTTTGATAACGTGAGTCGTTTCGTCGAACTCACTCCATATTAGACCCTCGTAGTTATCCCAAGAGCCATAAACAAATCGCTTGACCCATCTTTCGGGCTGTGATAGACGGTCGGCAATGTAGTCCCACGGCAGATTCGGGTTGTCGCAATGCAACGGGGTAACTTCTTTCTGTGAGGTAGGAGGAGGAGTACCTTCACGCCAAATTTTACCTTCGACACAATTATAATCTTTGCGTCCACCGTTCTTAATCCACCTTCTCCAAACCCAACTATGTCCGTTTGGATTGGCGGTAGCGAAGCTTCGTCGAGAAGCATTTTTTCTTCTAAGCTGACCAATACAAGCTATCCACACATTCTCGGATATCTCCTCTATCTGGTCAACCATTACAGCGCCGATGTTCATAGACTTTACTTTCTGCATAGCCTCTCTGCTCTCATCGAGCTGCATATAAAATAGTTTACTATCATTTAAAAATGTAATTGACTGTTCGCTACGGTCGTGCCTCTTTATTATAGCGGGGTCAATTAAATCAAAGAAAGATACTAATGTCGATTTTTTAAGTGCCATTAATGTCTTCCTACCTAATATAACAACGTTTCTCGGAAAGCTCATACACTCAATCGCAGCTTGCAGCACCAACCAGTCAGTCTTTCCCCAACCGAGAGACCCTGCTGCTAATATATGCTTTTCGTTCGTATCGAACAATGTCTTCTGACTTATCAGAGCGTCCGATGGTTTTCCGTCAGCATCTTTGAATCCGAGATATACGTCCATTATTTCATATTTTTAGTTTTCTTTTCTAGCCAATAATGAGAAAGATTATGTTTACCTCGCATCGACATAATTCTTAAATTATTTCCAAGCATTTTCTTTACATCAAATATTCTTTGAGGTAAAGTCATTGATCCAGTAAGT